CTGATACAGATTAGGGAGTAACTTATGGCTCTCACTCAAATCAAATTCGCACCTGGAGTTGATAAACAAGACACAAGTGTCGGCGCTATTGGACGTTGGACAGATTCTGATAATGTTAGATGGAGATATGGATTACCAGAAAAAGTTGGTGGTTGGCAGTCATTACTTACAGATTCTATTGTAGGTGTCGCTAGAAAACAACATGCCTTCGTTGATACAGAAGGCAATAGATATATTGCAATTGGCACAGATAAATTTTTACTTATATTTTTTGAAGGACAGTTATTTGATGTAACACCTTTAGCAACTACTATTTCATCAGCTACACTTACTTTTAATGGTTCTACAACAATTACAATTACTACATCAGCTGCTCACAATTTAGAAGATGGTGATATTGTTTTATTAGATTCAGTTACTTTACCAAGTGGTACAGGATTAAACGCATCAGACTTTGAAGATAAACTATTTCAAGTTATTTCTACTCCAACTGCAAATACTTTTACTATAACTTTTACAAGTTCTGGTTCAGCTGCTTCTGGTGGTAGTGTAGATATAAAACCTTATGAAAGAATAGGTCCTGCAGCTCAAACCTATGGTTATGGTTTTGGTATTAGTCAGTACGGAGGTACAGTTCAAGGGGCACAAACAACAACTTTAAATGGCGCACTTCTTGCAGACACTGCGGGTACAGGTGGATCGGGAACCGCGGTTACAGTTGTAAGCACAACAGGATTTCCTGCTGCAGGAACAATTGCGATAGCTAATGAATTAATTACATATACATCAAAAAGTTCAACACAGTTTTTAGGTATTACTAGAGGTGCTAAAGGTACAGCAACCACTGGTACATCTAACGGTCAAGCACATTCATCAAGTGACACAGTTACAAACGCATCAGAGTTTAGTGGATGGGGTGATGCAGTTGATGCAGGAACTATAACTCTTGAACCAGGTCTTTGGTCATTAAGTAATTTTGGTCAAGTATTAGTTGCAACAATTGCAAACGGTAAAACATTTACATGGAATGCAGGAGATGCAGCAAGATTAAGTGTAAGAGCATCTACAACAACAACTGATTTTCAAACAACTAATAATCCAACAGCTACAAGGGTAACTCTTATTTCACCAACAACACGTCACTTAATTCATTTTGGTACAGAAACAACAATAGGATCTACAGCAACACAAGATGATATGTTTATAAGATTTTCTGAACAAGAAAATATAAATGAATATACTATTACAGCAGTTAATACTGCAGGTTCTCAAAGACTTCAAGATGGTACAAAAATTATGGGAGCTTTAGTTGCAAAAGAAAATATTCTAGTTTGGACTGATAATGCATTGTACACAATGAAATTTGTTGGTGCTCCATTTACATTTGGTTTTGAACAAGTTGGTACAAACTGTGGATTGATTGGTAAGAATGCAGCTATTGAAATTGATGGTGTTGCCTATTGGATGGTGGTATCCAACATCAGGATCAGATTTTAATAATAGATATGTAGTTTATAATTATGGTCAAACTAATATGCAAATACCAATGGGTAATTGGTACACAGGTGTTAATACAAATTCTATTAGAACAACTTGGATAGATTCATTAGTATATCCTAAACCATATGCAACCGCATACAACAGTTCTAATACAGGAACTTTTCCAGCTATTATTGGTGAAACAGGATTAGGTCAAAGCGTATTGTTTGAACATGAAACGGGGACCGATCAAGTTAATCCAGATGGTAGTGTTACAACATTAACTTCTTTTGTTCAGTCTTATGATTTTTCTTTACAGACAGATCAAGGTGCAGCAGAATATTTTTTAGCTATGAGAAGATTTTTACCTAA